ATTATAAGGTGGAGAATTTGAAAATATTATTTCAAATTCTATTTTCATGATACCTAATAAAGCAACCGAGAACCATAACTCCCTGAGGGAATATGGTGGGCGCGACAGGGATTGAACCTGTGACCCCCGCCGTGTGAAGGCGATATACACACATATTAACTCATTGAAAAACAATCACTTTCCTTGTGTTTCTACTTCTTGGCCCGGATATGGCACGCAATACTCAATTTCTGGCCAGTCTGTATAGCCCCACCATTGCAAAATCTGCTCACGATAGTGGTCTGGCATTTTCTTTGCATACCTCGTTACCATTGTTATGGTCTGCCAGCCTCCATCCTCCTTGAGCTTAAGAAGGTCTTTGTACGCACAATAGTGCCATGTAGCAAATGTATGCCTCAGGCAGTGCGGAGACATATCGGGAACGAACTGCCGCTTGGGCCACTTTTCGTTTTTTGGCGTCCAGACCCTTTCTGATCCCGGGAGTCCAGCGCGGCGATTCGCAAAAGCCCAAGCGGACTTAATCTGGCCGCCACCAGTCCGATTCGTATCAGAATACGATTCTCCGACGGCCCACCTCATGATTCCGTTTCGATCACGCCTCTTGACTGCTGGACGGAACACCCGACCATCGCGCCACGGTATCCCGCGTAACGCAATGAGCACCACTTTGGGTAAGTCAATATGCCGTTCATTTCCCTGCTTCTGCCAAACGACTGCCCTTGCTCCATCTAAATCAACATCCTGCCAATCTAGTTCCAGAGCCTCTGACATGCGGCAGCCTGTTGCTATAAGAAAGACGAGCAGGGGGCGAATATGCGGCGCAGCCTCATTAACTAAAGAGGTAGCCTCCTCTGGCCGCAAGAACTGCATTCTGACTTGTTCTACTTTGGGGCGCTCAAAAGCTGGTTTGTCGCACCAGCCACGAATGGCTGAAAATTCCAAAATTGCTCTGAGCGGCGTCAATACGGCTCTTATCTTGGTAGCAGCCTTTGCCTCGTTTCCTGCCGTGAGAATGGCGGAATAAGCGCCATCAAGGTCTTGCTGCTTTATAGTGTTGATTTTCTTGCCCTTAAAGTGGGCTAGTAACCGTTCAATGTGAGTGATTGTTGTCGCGCTCCTTTGAGCCGCAGCGAGGTAGGCCGCCGCGGCTCGGTCAAAGGTTATTACTGCGCGCTTACCATAGACACTCTCTTGCCAGAGTTCCGTTTCTCTCTTTGCTCTGTAAGCCTCTGCCTGCTTTTGGTTATTAGTTCCTGTGCTTTCATATATGCTCTGTCCGCCGATGGTTCCGCGCACATAGAGCGTTTCACGGCCTGGGCGTTTGACGACTTTGAGCGACATTCTAAGCTTTCAAGCAGACGTGGGAAATCTTCCGCATAGACAATAATTCTCCTGCCAATGCGGCGGTGCGTGGGTTTGCCTTTGTGTTCTGGATGCTCTTTTAAGTGCTGAAGAATAAAAGTCCTCCCGACAATTCCTTTCAGCCTTTCCAAAACATCCGACAGCGTCATTAGGGCTGGCAATGCCTCACTCATCATCACCTCCCACGTCCACGACTGGCGGGGCGGGTAGGGGTTGCCAGCCCAAGAACCACTCGTCAGGCATACCGCCATATCCGACAGGCGCTGCAACAGACCATCCCATATCAAAGCCATCATCCAGAATACCCTCATGCCGAATGACAACGTGCCGACCATTCCATCCAGAGCGATTGCTGCTTTCCGGGTAAATGTCAGACCGCATCTTGGCGAGAATAGGGGTTCGGTCTTTCGGCGCTTCTGACATCGGCCTCCAAGATACCGCGTCTGCTGCTGCGAGGGCGATTACGGCCATTTTGAGCCACATATTTCTATAGCAAACTTGAAGTGTATCCCAAGTATATTCACCTTCTGTGGTAGAAAACAAAGCCCGCGCAGCCGCCTCTATTCTTGGGTCAGTCATGCGATCCACTCCGGCAATTCACTTTCGTCTTTGGCATGGCTGTCTGTGTAGCCAAGAGGCAGGGCCTCGACGCGATCGGCCGAGACACACTGGACAAGGGCATAAAACCCCTCTCCATCATTGGTCATCTCTGTGGCTTTATGGGTTTGGTTTGGTGTATTTATTGCAGCGTCTATCGCATCCCGGAGCCGGGTCAGGCCCTCTTTTGTGCCCAGAATATGCGCGTCACCATGCTGCTCAGGCTGTGCGATGATATGCAGAATATCATCGGTGTCTTTCCAATCACCCATCACCCCACCTCCCGCGCTGCGTCGATGGAGTTACGGAATGGGATGCCACCGGTCTGTGTGAAAACAGCGTCTATTTTCTTATCTGGATCGACAGGAGCGGGGCCTTTTATCAAGCACATAAGAATGTATTCCTTTTCCAACCAATCCAACCGCTCACTATCCCGCGCAATCTCCGCCCGCACGCGCTGTTCTGCTCGGCGTTCGGCTTCTTTGATGTGTTTCTGCGCCAGAGCAATCCCCTCAGCGTCAGTGCAGACAACCGCCGCGACTTCATTTGCTAAGTCGTTAATCTGCTCTTCTCTCGTCCTCATGGCGCTTCATCCGCAGCGATAATGGTATATTTTCTTGGCGGGTAATTATCGCGGTACCAATTACTTATCGCCCATTTCTGTTTTTCGGAGACAATAATGCGACCTACGAAAATTACCGGAAAAATGAATGGTCCGAGAATTACAGCTACACTTGCGGCAATCAGTTCTGATCTATCAGTAGCAGATCTCCAAATTACCCATAGAGCGGTATAATACCACGCGAGTAAAACATAGATCACGGCGCGTCTCCTAGATTGCGGATAACTTCTGCGATTCTAGTCGTGATAAAATGCAGGCTTTCATTAGTGTTAATGTCTTGTTCTTCTATTGCCTTAGCACACCGCCCACGCTCCCCCGCCAGCATCTCGGCTATTTGCGTGGGGGTGAGGACGGGGCCGTGATAGAGTATTGGGCTTTCTGCCATTTGCGCAGGATGGAATACAACTCCATCCTCCATCCATCCTTTATCGTCCGCTTTCCAAAATCCTAGTTGGGGTGGTTCGTCTATCAGGGCTGTGGGCAGCACTTGGAGGACATGCCACCCATCCCGTTCAGGAAACAGAGGCACGCCAGGCCGCTCAGGATTAGGCCAGTTGGTGGGGGTGGTCATTCTCTAAGTCCCTCAAGTTGATCATTTTGAGCGCATTCTACGCCAGCTAGGAACTGATCGTGTTCTTTACTGGTAAAGTCCCAACCATGCGCCTCTATAGCGTCTCCACAGTCCATTCCTGCGAATTCACCCTTACCGTAGGCCCAGGAGTACCCGGCCTGCCATGCTACAGGCATTTCCGTCACGAATTCTCTCCTGCGCGGGTGTTCCATGCCGCGCCATCATCGAAACAAGCCCTCGCGTATCGTGCCAAGGCAGGCAGATCATGAGGTGATAGTTTCAGGGCTTTTTGTATTTCGAGTGCAGATGCCTCTCCGTATTCCTGCCCGTTTCGGATAGGACGCAGTTCCTCGCTCATGCCGCACCGCCTTTCAGGGCTTTGTGCAATACAACATGAGCACGGCTCCAAGACCCCAGACGCGCATAACCCTTCGCTGCCTCCATTGCTTCCCGCAACATCACAACCTCAGCCTCAAGTGACGCGATCTGGGCTTGAGCATCGGATTGGCGGACGAGGGGGATGGTAAACACACAATCGTCCGATCCTTCCCACTTCTCTGCTCCGTAAATATCGCCAGACTTCCCTTTCCTAACCCTGCGGATATCTTCAGGCGATGTGTAGGCAACTACATCTAGCGCCCCGCCCGCGACAGGTGTTCCGATAGCAGTCAGAGCCTTGTCGTGACTATCATCGGGCTGGCCAAAAGCGGCAGCGTCAACCATCAGTCCTAGTTGTTCTTCACTCAGCGGCAACCGCACGAACACGCCGGTGGGTTTCTGGTCGGTCATGCGTCGTATCCTTCGGCACGAAGGTGGAAATAAAGACGAGCGCAGGCGCGAACATCGACTAAGGCGTCATGCGCGCCCTCAAGTTTCTCGCCGAAGAAGTGCTGCATGCACTCTTCCAGCTTTGGCGCTTTGGGCCTGTCGATACCAGCCGCGATCATGCGCGGCGTTGGCGGGAGGTTTACGATTGGCGCAGCAGCTTCCATCGTGTCGAAGGCTGGAGCATCAAGTTTCCAGCCCCGACCAAGGCGCTCAAACATGATATTGATGATCTGGCGGTCAAATTTTTCATTGTGCGCCACAAGATGGTCGGCTTTTTGGCTAAGGTCATAGAAAGCGGCCGCGACAACAGCCTCCCTAATGCCAATCGCTTTAGCTTTATCTGTGGTAATGCCGTGGATAGCTGCCGCCCCAGCGGGAATTAACCAACCATCTGGGTGCACAATCAGATTGATGCAGGACAACTCATTGCCAGCATTATCAGTAAGTAACGCAGCAAGCTGCACACAGCGAGGTTGGCGCTCAGAATTGAGTGGTGTGAAACGATCTGGCAGGCCGGTTGTTTCTGTGTCGTAAAAGAGGATCATGCTACTGGCTCCTCGATTGGTGCCTCTGTGGCCTGCCGGTCGAACTCGGCGCGTTTAGCTGCGATGATGTCCTGCACCGCAGATTGTGTTTCTTCTGGAATAGGAGACCCTTGGTCAGCGCACTTTTTGACCTCACTGCGCCAGAGGTTCCATTCTGCGTCTACGCTGCGGGAATCAGTGCAAGACCGAAGTCGATCGGAAACGAATTTTTTATAATCCATGGGGGGATTGCTTACCTTGACCTCAGGCTTCTTATGCGCAGGTTCAGGTTTATTGTTCTCCTGCTTAGCATCATCTTGAATATTGAAAACTCCCGCCATTTCTTCGTAAGGCATTGTTTCAAGGCCAATATCCATCAGAACAACAACGTGGGCGAAAGCAGATCGGCAAGCCCGGCTGATGCCTCTGGTCTGGGCCATGGCTCGAATGGCGAAATCTGGGCGCTTTGGCAGAATTTTTCCCCATTTGTTTTTGCCGCCAAACCACGTAATTTCGTCCTCACCCACGAAACCCTCGGCACGGGCGATTTCATGGCCATCTTCCATGCGCCTGATAACACCCTCAGCAGAAAAACCACCATCAACACGGCGCACGTTTTCAGATGAAGCCACGCACCCATGGGCGATAGCAATTGCCTGCCACCCCTCTACGGGAACGTAACGGCGGCCCTGCAAATCAATGGCGCGCTTATTGACGACTTCTTTGCACATTGAAGCAGCATCCGTGCTGGCGCGCCATGTGTCTGCACCAGAGACAGCCCGTTCCGCTCTATCTAAAACTAATGCTCCGCTCATATTATTCACCTTTCCTTGCGCTCACACGGAGAACCGGAGCGCCGCCATTCGATAGGGTCACGCCGGGCACATCGCCCTTGCGTGCCAATTTGTTCAGTTCAGTCTTATTCAGCTTGTCTGGCTGAGGCTCCCACAGGCCGGGCATTGCCGCCTTAAGCGCCTTTTCATCAGTAATGATAGCCGTCCGCGCTGCATCAGCCAGCGAGGCTTTCCAGTTCTGGGACTGCATTCCAGTCACACCATCAGACTGCATTTGTTGCGCTAATTCAGTGCGCAGCAATTCCCGTGCATACTTTGCGTGCCGCTCTAGATTTTCTAGAATACCAATCAGTTCTAGCGCCTCGTTATCAGTTTTTGCCCCTTCTGCACGAATGGCCTTCATGCAATCCGACAGCGCCCGAAGGTCATCAACCAGATGCGTTGCATAAATTTGGTTAACTGCCTTAAAGATTGGATCAATCATACCACACACCCCGACAGGCAAGGTGCATAAGCCGGAAAGCGCCTGATACGCTCTAGCTCCACCATGTTCTCGCCATGTACACGCAAACAATGTGCCTGCGCTGGCGTTATCGCGTTATTTGCAAGGCACTCTTTTGCTGCGGCAATAAGGGCAACGAGTTCGCTCCGTTCGCGGTCGCTGAGCATCACACGCACTCAGCCAACTCGCGCCGATACTCAGTATGGCTTTGAGCGCGGCAAGAAGCACTTTCACTGTTTTGCTCTTGTAGTTTTGTTACTTCATGAACAATACCACAAATGAGTTCATCAATATTTGTCAGCACGTCACTTGCGTCATCTTCATTAGTGAAGTGTGCATCAAGTGCATTGTATGCTGATGAAAGCCCGATCACAGCACGTTCGTAGTTTATAATTTCCTGAGCCAAACTTGTGGGCAACTCGTCTGTATCAAAAACCCCGTCTCTTAGGGCTTTTGCATATGCGTAATGGTTTTCAGCCATTTTCATCTCTCCCGTAGGAACATTCTGCCGGTAACACGGCCACTTCACCGGGCCTCTGGGAGACCCGATGCGTGCGGCGGTGTCAGTAATTGATCGAAACGTGAGGGATTTTTCCTAGTGCGATGGCTGTCACGATCGCCTTGCCGATGCCCTCAGATGCGCCAGCCTCCACGAGAGCAAGCAGGGCTGCATTATTGACCGCGCTTTTATGGGCCCTATCAGCGGCCCGGCGCTTTGCCTCGGCTTCCTCTTGCCTTTTCGTCGCCGCAACACGCTCACGTTCTGCCAGTACGGCGCGCTCTTTCTCTTCCTCCGCACGTCTTGCGGCCTCGACCTTTTCGCGCTCAGCGAGGGCCTGAGCCTCTTTCATCGCCTGTGCGGCTGCCTGCTCTCTTGCAACTGCCGCCTGAGCCTCACGCTCAAGGCGCTCACGTTCTGCCTGCGCAGCTTTCTCCGCCTGCATGCGGCTGCGCTCCGCAGCCTCCTGAGCAATGCGCTCTTCACGGGCAATACGCTCCGCCTCAAGGCGCTTGCGCTCTTCTTCTGCGGCCAACGCCGCTTTGCGCTCATCTTCTTCTTGTTGGATGCGACGAGCCTTTGCTGCCTCAGCATGAGCAGAAAGGCTCACACCTGACTGCTCGAAACCCACCTTCGCTCGCTCTTTAAACTCTTCAAAGTCACGCCCATAAAGGCGGGTAAGCTCAGATTGACGAGCGGAAACAGTTTCTTCATCAGGCGCAAAGTCGAACCGTGCCAACGCCTCCATGTCACGTATTGCGTTCTGGTGCCCCTCGACGCGCGCAGCTTCGCGGGCATCAAACTCAACAACCGGCGCTTTTACTTCGTCGCGCAAAGCATCAAGGCGCGTTTTTATAATCCGCCGATCTGCATTGACGCGGTCAACAGTGGCTTTTGCCGCTTCCTGAACATCCTTACCCATATTATCGAGGGCGGTTTTGGAACGGGCCACATCGTAGGCAACTGACTTGATGTGTTTGCGCCCTTTTTCTGTTGTCGCGTCTAACGATAGACCGCGCACATGCGCTTCTAGGCGTGAAACCACGTCTTCGACGCCACCAGGAGCAAACACGACCGACGGAACAAGTGTTTCCACAACGTCTAAAGTAATTTCTTTTTGCATTGTTGCCTCAACAAGTAATTCTCAGCCAACACGGCCACGAAGCCCAGCCCGCAAGCTGGGTGACGCGGGGGTGTTAGAGGAATGCGGAGCCTAGATCGGCAAACAGCGAACCAAACGCCATAAGCATTGCGAGAAGGTCTCCCGTTACGGCGAGGCCAGTCTCTGTAAACATGAGGAGGTAAGCGATTGAGCCGTACACAAGCAGGCCAAAAGCTGCTTGTATGTAAGGGCTGTCGATCACAGCGAACCAAACCCGGCCCGCGATTGCCGCAGCCAGCACCAGTGCGTTTCCCGCTTTATCGCGCAGGGTAGGGCGCGTGTAGAGAGTACCGGACATTATGCGGCCTCCTGCTGCGCAACTTCCCACGCAGAGGCGCGCAGGCGGATAAACTGGATCAGTAGATCGTATTCCTGCCCGATCCTGCTATCGCCATGACGTTTTTTTACCGCACCCTCGAAATCGCTCAGAGTACCTGAAAAACAGCCACGGTTTGTGCAAACACTTCCGTCTTTTTGGCGGAAATAAGTAAGCGTGCCGCGTTCTGATCCAACATTTGAGAACCATCCAATGTGTATGCTCAGAGACACCCAAGCATTGCCGGACACCTGAGCATTGCCGTACACCAGAGCATTGCCGTACACCCGAGCATCGCCGTACACCCAAGCATCGCCGTACACCCGAGCATTGCCGGACTGCTCTAGGTTCTTGGATGCTTCAATAAACCCGCCAAAATCACCGACAGAAACACCAATTTCCGCAATCGCAACCAATGCACGGATACGGTGAAGCTTGCGCCCAGATGGCGTTTCGATTGTTTCGTCTGTTAGTTCATATTTCGCGGTAGCAGTCTGCTGCTCGACCGTGCTTGTCTGTGTCATTGCCCATCACCTGTTTGGTTGATGGGCTATGTGTGACATGAGATCACATATTGCGTCAATCAAAAACGTGACATGAGATCACATTTTTCTTTGAGTTGATTTGCGGTCATTTTTTTATATAGAACATAACAAGAACATTTGACATGGAGTCACAACATGGCCGCAACAGAGCGAATCATCTTCCAGCCTTACGTCTGGCGGAAGTCGGGCAGGCGCACGATTCTAGAGCCGGGTGCCGCTATCGCGTGCCGGGACGCAGATGATGCGTTGCGCAGGATTGAGAAGGTGAGGGAAGGGCTGCTTAGTGTAGCGGGCGCTCATGCTGTCCGTATGTCCGTTGATGAAGAGGCGGGGGATTACGGAGAGCCTGAGGTATTGGGTAGTGTGGGAGATGTGCCGGGGGAGGTAGATTAGGGAAAAGATCCCCATCCCTCAAGCACGTTAAGCGGCCTCGGCCACGCGCGCTAGGCGCTCTACAGATGCCTCCGCGTCTGAGTCCCATACTGCAAAAGCATCAATTCTATTGATGGCCCTCTGAACTTTTGGCGATCCTAAAGTTAAGCCTCTCCCACTTTCCATCATTGCCATAACGGATATGTCGTTATGGGATAGCCCAGCGCCTCTTATAGACTGCCAAAGAAGAAGTGCCTCGTTAAGGGTTTCAGTACCTGACGCAAGGAATATTGCTGATGCTTTAGTCTGCTTAATGGATTTAGGTCGTGCTACTATATCAGCAGGAAACTCTTTTAAGCGGGAATCAACGGGCGCATTACGCTCCAAATTGAAATGTTCCCCCAGTCTAAGTTTTAGTGCGTCAAAAGCGTCTTCCTTGAAGGTGCTTTTGACACGCTCTCTAGTCCAAAACGTGACATCGCGCACTCGAACGAGAGCCAAAAGAAAATCAAGTATCTGAACAGAGGAAGGAAATTCAGATAAAATCTCCGTTCTAAGTGTGTGATCTTCTGTGTCCATAAATGCGCCAGCTGGGCGCAGGACGCGTTCAATGAATTCAGATCTAGACTTCGAACGAATATCTATCCCTCGCCCTATGAGATCAGGTACAAACAGACCATCATCAATGATTACCCATCCATTAGAATCATTTTCGATAAAGCATTCTATCTTGTCGCCGTATCCATCATCATAACGACCACTAATAGCTATGCCGCTGGGGACTTCACTGATAGATATGTCTGCACAGAAAGTCTTGCAGAGATCTTTTCGGAGATCATCTATTACCACGGCAATTCCCCTTGTGCGGCCTCCTCACCGTGAATATTGAACGCTTGGCACGCGGCTGTCCAGAAAGACTTTCGTGTCCACTTCACTCTAGATCGACGTTTATACGCATCGTGAAGAGGGATTTGGTACGGAGCCTCAATAGAAGCTGACAATGCGGGTATTTTTGACTCACGACACCATGAATGTGTGTGTATTCCTGGGTGGCTGGCATGGCTTTCCCATCTAGTTAGCATCCATCTTGTTTCTCTTTGATAGATAAGTTGAGCCTTAAAGCCATTATTCTGGGTATTAACTTCGCAAAATAATATGAACTGACCTGATTGACCATTGGCTATCAGTGCTTTCCATTCCCAATTTTTTCCACACGGACGAGTGTGAGGATAGGGAGAGTATTTAGTCCCGATGGTTGCTGAAGACCACGGTGTAGCACTACCAATAGTAAACTTCTTCTCGCCGCATAATCTTCTGATCGTCTCTGGCGAATTAATATCCAGCGATAAAATCATTGCCTACTCTCGCTTCTAAGGCCACTTTCCGGTCATGCAATTCGTTGATGTTGCCCTTTCGTTCTGCCATACTCAGAACATGAACAAGGCGGTAAGATTCGAGGGGGAGGGGTTAGGCGGCACTGGACGGGTCAGCCTTGTCGGCCAGCCTCTCAGCCACAGCCCGGAGCGCCAACCGCTCACCCTCGTTCATGGCTCGCCACATGCGGACAAGGCTCCGCTCGTCGGCGTCTTTGATGATTTCACCAGAGCCTTCCAAAGAAGGAACAGATTGCCCGTTACGAAGGTAATCGAGGCTGACACCAAAAAGGTCAGCCAAAGCGCACATCTTATCCCAAGCCGAGGGGATACCTCGGTTCTCCATTCGCGATAGATATGTACGGTCAATGCCGGTAGCTGCCTGAATGTCCACCTGACTAAGTCCGCTATCGATGCGAAGTCTTCTAATGCGTGCGGCGAAAGCTTTGTCCATTGGATTACATTGGCACTTTCTTGTTAAACGCGTGTGATTTCAGATCACAATAATCATTGACGGCAAGTGTGATCTCATGTCACAAAAAAATCATGAGCATTAGATCAATCATCAAGCGGGCTGGTGGGCCTTCAAAGGTCGCTCGCCTGCTAGGTATTCATCACAGCGCGGTAATCCGCTGGGATAATATCCCATATGAACGTGTAATCCCCCTCGAAGAGGCAACCGGCATCCCCCGAGAGGAACTGCGCCCCGACCTGTTCAAGCGCACCCCCAAGCGGGAGGCGCGGGCATGAGCGAGGATCTGCTTATAAAAATGCGCTCAATGCGCGGTTGCCCGGTCAAAGCCGCAGCGCACTTGGGAATAACACCGAGCGCAATAACAAACTGGAAAGCTGTTCCTAGGCGGTTCGAGAAGAAACTGCGTGCATTTTTGGACACGTACAAAGCGCCAAAGCCGAAGAGTAAAGTGTACATCAAGTGGCGCGATGATGAGCGTGTAATTTTGTGCGACATGAAGGCCGCCGGGGCATCTAACGCAGATATCGCTCTCGTTCTAAAGCGCGAAGAAATCAGCATTGCGCAGCAAATTTCTTTTCTGTTTCGCAGGCATGGCCCGGATTGGGCACGCATGCTCTCGGCAACCACTGAGTGCGACCTAGACGAGCCTGCATGCTCGAATGAGGCGTGGTCAGAGGCTAAAATTGACAAAGAGGAGTGCCGCCTACGCTCTCTGCCGCTCGCATCTTTCCGCGACATTATCGCACTAGATGCCCAAATCTCGCTGACGCGCCATAGCGCGGGACGGCACGCATGAGCGCTATCAAACCTCCCCACGGCTTCAGGTTGGCCTATGCCCGCGACCTGAAATCGTCCGAGTGGGCGAAGTTTGGCACGCAGGCCCGCGCCCCAGAATTTCTGAAACAATGCGCCTACGCAGACCCGAACAATATCCGCGTAATTGAGCGGGACGGGCGCGAGTGCATTTTTGTGAGGGCTAAGTAAATGGCCGATACACTCAATCGTTGGTCTGGGATCGGCAATCTGGGCCGAGACCCTGAAATCCGCACATTTGGTGACGGTGGCAAAATCGCGAACCTGTCTCTGGGGTGCTCGGATACGTGGAAAAAGGACGGGCAAGATCAAAAACGCACGTTCTGGGCCAAGGTGGTGCTTAAGGGCAATAAGGCCAACGCTGCCGAGCATATGCAGAAGGGCGACCGCCTGCTGATTGAAGGCCGCCTTGAGGAACGGAAGTGGCAAGACCAGTCCGGGCAAGACCGCTACAGCACTGAAATTGTCGTGGACGGCTTTAGCGGGCGCATTCAGTTTCTTTCGTCTCGGAGTGAAGGCGGGCAGGGCGGCAACCAGTCCCAACCGCGCGAACAGCCGCGCCAGCAGGGCGGCTACGGTCAGCAGTCTAATGGCTGGGGCGCGCCAGACGTAGACGACGAAATTCCGTTCTGACGCCATCACCCGCCTATGTATTCCGCGCTAACCCCCAGCATCTTGGCGACTTCCAGAGCCAGCGCAACCCGCTGCCCCTGTGTCGCGCCCGGATGCAAGAAGCTCCAAAGCTTGGCCGTCCTCAGTAGTGAGATGCTGAGGAACGGCGAGGCTATGGGCGTGGTGGGGTCTGCGCAATCGTACGTGTGGGGCATCACCTCCATGTCTGTTTCTCCAGTCTCATGTTCTCGCAGAACAGAGAATGGAGCAGGCAATGAAAGATATTTTGGAAAATCGTTCCAAAAGTTTGGAAAAACGTCCAATGCAGATGACTGAATCAGTCACGCGTGACGCCCAGACTATGGCCCGAACTATCGTAAAGACGTTCGGGGTAGGTCTCGGCGTCAAGGAAATAATTCATCGCTTAGCCTCTGCTCTGAAAATTTCAGACCGGCAAGCGAAGAGTATCTATTACGGCGAGCCGATCACAATAACTGCTCAGTTATTCATGAGAATGCTTGCCGTTTACCAAGCCAATCTTGGGCGCTTGCAGAAAAAGGCAGAGCATGAAGCTGCCGTTTATCGCGCCCTCAATGATGAATGGGAAAGCAAATGGGGAAACTCGTTTTGCGGTGGCGAATTGTTGTCACTCGAAAGCGCGCGGGCAGAGCATTGCGCCGCGCACTCTACTTCCGAGAGCTTGCTCAATGGCTGAACTCCAAAGCGGACGCGCTGCAAGCCAAGGCTGACCGGCTGGAGCGGGAGTGTGTGGAATGACCCGCCGCAACAGCCTCACCGATGGTGAGCGCTTAGGATATGTCAAGCGGTGGGTTGACACTTTCCGATCGGAGGCAGAGGCCGCCCGGTCTCTCGGCATGAAGCGCCAGCAGCTTAATGCAATGACTAACGGCGATAGGCCATTTTCCGAAAAAGTTCTGAACGCGGCAGGCGTGAAAGTTTTCCAGCCGCCCCCAGAATATTACCCGATGGATGAAATCTGATGTCAGAATTTCCAAACGACCACAACCAATTCTCTGGCAGTGATGATGCTGCCGTGGGCGGCATAGCTGTTGACCGCCTGCGTTCGATAATTGAGCGCGTCGAACGCTTGGAAGAAGAGCGCAAGGCCCTGTCTGGCGATATCAAGGACATTTTCACAGAGGCCAAATCTGCTGGCTTTGACGTGAAAGTCCTCAAGCAAATCATACGCCTACGCAAGCAGGAACCGGCAGATGTGGAAGAGCAGGAAACTCTTCTTGATATCTACCGCAAAGCTTTGGGGATGTAAGTCATGCTGAAAATATTCCAGTCCCCAGACACGAAATTACAGCACGAAAACGAGAGATTGAAGCTGGAGAATGCGCGTTTTCTGGATGTGGTTCTGCGCGTTCGTAACGAGAATATGTGCCTGCGTGACCAGTTGCGGGATACGCGCAACCAGTTAGCGGCGGCAGAGCGTGAGCGCAACCGGCGGGGGCAGTTCGCATGAGAGTGATACGCTTCGAGCTTCCCCAGCCATATCCTCTACTCAATCACAGCATTGGCCAGAGCCGTTGGGCGCTCACTGGCATGCGGCAGAAGATGGCCCGCGCAGTTGCCGCCGCCACTGCGGGGCTGCGCATTCCAGAGCCATTCCAGAAAGCGCACGTAACGATTGAGCGGCATTCGTGCGGTACGCCAGACCATGACGGGGTACAGGGCGGGGCTAAATTTCTGATCGACGCCCTGACAACGCCAAAGCTGCTCAATGTGCGCAAGTTGGGCACGCGCCAGCGTGTGCGGAACAAACGCGGGTTGGGGTTCATTGTCGATGATGGGCCGGACTATGCCACGTTCGATATTCGAGCCGTCAAAAGCCGCATGTGTGCACAGAAAACAGTCGTGACGATTACGGAGATTTTGCCGTGATTATCAGCAGTTTTTCACGATATGCGCAGTACCAAAGCACCCGCAACCCTGCTAATATGGCGAAGGCCGCTGGTGTTCGAGCACCGGGCGGCCTTCTGACCACAATCTTGGAGTAACAAGATGATGGGTACGCCCTTTTATAGCACTCAAAAAATCAGAACGAAAGGCGGGTTTTAATGGCCCGTATCCGTAGCGTTCACCCGGGCCTCTACACAGATGAAGCGTTTATGACGCTCTCAATGGCTGCCCGTGTTCTTTTGGTAGGCCTTTGGAGCCATGCCGATGATGGCGGCGGGTTTGAGTGGAAGCCTTTAGTTTTGAAGGCCCGTATTTTCCCTGCCGATAATCTCGACATTGAGCCAGTCATGCAAGAACTGGAAGAGAACGATGTCATAAAACGATATGACGTGTCAGGGAAAGGTTATGGAGCGGTACGCAACTTTGGTAAGTGGCAACGCCCCCAGAAACCCAAGCGGTTTGTTCCTATGCCGATACCAGTACGAGAATACTGCCAGTCAGAAAGCATCTGCGGAGATGTTGAGTATGATACCGGTACGGTACCAGTACGTGACCAGTCATCAAATTCTTCCGCAGAAGGTAGGAAGGTAGGAAGGGAAGAAGGTAGGAAGGTATCCTCACTTCGTTCGGAACGCGCGAATGAGGGCGAACCCAATCCCCCGGAACCGCAAACCACGCCGGACAAGCCCGACCCACGAGGCACACGCCTGCCGGAGGATTGGGAGCCAACCGACGAAATGCGCTCGTTCGCCCTGAGCCTGAACCTTAACCCCACGGACGTTGGCGAGAAGTTTCGAGACTGGTGGGTCGCGGCGCCCGCAGCCAAGGGCCGCAAAGCGAACTGGCTCGCAACGTGGCGGAACTGGTGCAGGAACGAGGCTGAGCGAAAACGGGGAGCAATCGCCCCCGTGAAAACAATCCCGCAAACCCGACAGGATCGGGTTCACGACGCATGGGCCGGAGTGCCCTCGATACCGGGAGTTTGACCGTGAGCACGATAACAACATTTTCGGGCAAAGCCGTTGTGGCCGGTGCCCCTGAACTGTCCGCTGACCTCTCAGCCGTTGCCGATGCCGTACAACGTGGCGTGCCGATGCTGGCCAGAGACCTGACGCCCCATCGCGTTGCCGAAGCACGGGCCGTTGTGGCGGTAGGGCTGACCCCAGCTACGCCAGTGCACGTTGCCTCGTGGCTGAAATCGCTGGGGGCGCTGACTGTGAACGCGCCAGATGGGCGTGCCCGTGCCGCTGAGGTGTGCGCCGCCATTCTCGAAATCTGCGGGGATATGCCAGCAGCCGTGTGGTGCCCCGAAACGCGCAAAGCGTGGGTGACGCAGGGCGAGCGCGGGAAATTCTGGCCAGCCCCAGCCGAGCTTTACGCCCACCTCCTGCCGTACGCCGAGAAATTGCGCCGGGACGTGGCCGGGTGCCGTAAAATCGTGGCTCTGGCTGAACGGGCAGGGAAGCGCACCGAGGGTGTGAGCGAGGAAGATCGCAAGGCCGTAGCCGCCCAGATGGCCGCGTGGCGCAAGACGATGGGGCACGAGGAGCCGCAACCCGTGCGCCGTCCGGTGGCACCTCAGCCGAGTGTGTCGGAGCGATTGGCAGCGTACCGGGCGCAGCTACGGGCCGAGCCAGAGGCGGGTGTGTGGATATTGCCGCTCATTGCCCAATTGGAGGCGCAGGTAGGGCACAATTCACCGACAGAGCCCCGAGGATTGGTGGAGAGTGTCACGAAGGCGATCCAAGCGTAAATGTTATGTACGGAAACTGCATCGCTCTCATCGGGCAACGTAGGGGATTTTAGGGGTATGTTCAAGTTGGAGAATAATTGTTCAATCTCCGTGTCGGTCGACCTCGATGGGGCGATCGTGATGAATATTACGGCTGGAGATAGCATCGTGATTTTAACTCAAAACCAAGCCGGAGCACACCGCGTGGCGTGTGATTTATTGGAGGCTTTGGCTCAGGTGCAAGGCAAGGCGGAATGACCCCAGACCAAGACCTAATCACAGAAGAAGAATGGCCCGTGGCCCAGCCTGTGGAACCACTCCCGCCATGTGACGGGCGGGTGTTTCACGAGCACGAAGACGGGCTGAATGATGAGGAGATTTTGCCGCTTTGGTGGGATTGGGTGAAAGGGCCAGTACCCGACTAGCAGTACGCGCAAACGGTGCACTATTTTGCTGTACATAGGGGCTGGATTGTGGGAGTCTGGGGGTATGCGCTGGCTCAATAAAAGAAAACCCGTTACCGTTCAGAAAGTTTTAGCTTTTGGCGTGATCGCTAAGGGCCGAACTGCACGAATAGCCGCAGGCGGTTTTGAGTTTTCTGAGGGCTTCACGCACTCAATGAAAATACCCCCTTCGATGCGCAGAAGGTATTGGGGGAAACACAAGATTTTGTGTGCCGCCATATTCATGCATTGGCGTGATCTTGACGGGAAAGAGCACAAGCGCGTTTTCGCCGTCCCTGTACCAAAGCGACACCACGATGTCTTTATGCTGATGCGCGAACAAGGCGTGAAGATAGAAGAGATTGAAACTCTTACCCAAGTGCAGGGCTTTAACTCCAGCACAGGGTTTGTAAACCGTCGCGTCGGTCTCTCCATAGCGCGCAATGCGGGTCAGATTATCAAAAAGCACCCAAGCTATGACGAGCTTTATTCGGAGGATATGTGGTGATGCCCCCCACAGACTGCCGCCACCCCAGCAACGCCGAGATTTACGCGCCACCACGTAACTGGGAAGTCGCGTGCGCCATTACGCAGATGAAAGCGGGGGTCGTTTTGACTGAGGGGCAGGAAGCAATGCTGGAGCAGGTGAGGAAAGAGGCATGACTAAAACACGCACGCGGCCACGCTACCAAATCGCTCAGGCGGTGGATAACTGGCCTACGGTCGAAAGATTGGCGAAATCCATTTTCACCCGTGGTAATCCGCCGCGTGTTTTGACGACTGTGCAGGCGTTACTCAATGCCCAGAGTATTTCTCAGGATGCAGCCAATGCCGCCGAGCGTTGGTATCGTGACTACGTGTTCGGGAAATGCGGATACGTTGAATACAAACCCGATTACGTGCCGGACACAACGACAAAGCACGACGATATTTCGTGGCAGGTTGTGCGGGCCAATGCTTGGGGGCATGTGCTTGATGTGAAATTCACACTCGGCAAATGTGCGCACACGCTTTTAGAAATGATGCTCGCGGACGAAATGACGCTGACAAAAATTGGCGAGCGGCTGTTCCCGTCAATTTCACGCAGTCTGGCGTCCAACAAAGCGAACGCCCAGTGCTGCATTGTTCTGGAAACGCTGGCCGCATACTACCAGAGTGAGCGGAGCAAACGGGCGAGAGAGAAAACTTGTACCGCTGTACATTAAATGGTATGTGTTTAATCACAATCGAATACCTACGCCCACAGGCCACCCATCGCGGTGGCTTTTTTCGTTTCTGGACGCAATGCGCATTCTCGAACCCGGCCACGTTGTGCGGTTTAGACGGCATGATGCGGTTTGTGTGGGGAGTATGTGCGGCGTTCCGTATCTGTGTCGCGTGATTGCAGCAACAGAGGCAACGTGGCATCGCGCCGATGTGCCGCTGTCGCTGGCCGAATGTGCGGATGCAGGAACGAGGCCTGACGTGCGCGTGCGCTGTTGGCCAAAAGCCGGGGCGGCCGGCGTTATTGTCGGGAAATTGTCAACCGTAAGCATGACACGAATAAACGCAACCGTGCGGCGTGAAGCTGCTCTGCGAGCGTTTGAAGAGGGATGGCGATTACCTCCCTCGTAACAGTTTGGGTGAGCGCAACCTTTTTCACATCTGGCACGGACGTGACGAACCCCTAACCTCCCTAATCGCGACATACCCACCTGTCAAAGTGGCGCGAATGTGGGCAAACCGTGCGCTCTTAAACGAAAAGCGGTAAGGCGGGGAGTGCTCTTAATCTTTGGAGATATATCGCGGTGAAATGACATGGCGAACCTTACGCCAAAACAGCGGCGGTTCGTTGAAGAATACCTGTCGAATGGTGAAAATGGGGTTGAAGCTTATCGCGCGGCATATAGTAAAACCGCGAGTTACAAGAATGCAGACCGAGAGGCGAGGCGACTTCTTGCGAACCCCCGAATAACCCCGGTAATTCATGAAGCCAGACGCAAAGCCAAAAAACGCACTGACAAGATTATGGAACGCTACGCAATCACCAAAGAAAATGTGCTGCGTGAATTTGCGCGCATAGGCTTTGCGGATGTGACGGACGTTGTTTCTATCGCCGATGGGCGTGTGAAAATAAGTAACACTGACGGCCTGACTGAGGACGCAAGACGCTCAATCTCCGAAATTAGCGAGACGGTAAACGAGAGCGGCGACCGCACAATCAAGGTGAAGTCGCATAGTAAGATCGCGGCATTAACGGCCCTAGCCAAACACTTGGGCCTGGATAAGCCTGAGCCTGAAAACGATGACGCGCTTGACGATATGGCAAACGACCAAGACCCGGAGCGGATAGACCGTGGCGAAACTACTGAGGAAGGGTGAGCGCGCAAAGCTTACCAATCCTCAGTGGAACATTTACGAGCACGGTTGGCGGCCAGAAAGCAGGTTTCGTACCGCTGTATGTGGGCGGCGGTTTGGTAAAACCTTTCTGGCGCAAGAAGAAATACGCCGAGCAGTGAGAATGGCCGTCAAAAATGACGTGCACCCTGAGAATGAAATTTGGTTTGGTAGCCCTACCTTCAAGCAGGCCAAAAAGAACTTTTGGAACCGGCTAAAGCGCGCCATTCCTGAGAAATGGTTGCTTAAGCGCCCAAACGAAACCGAATGCAGCATGACCCTGAAATCAGGGCATATCATTCGTATTGTGGGACTTGATAACTACGACGCGTTGCGTGGGTCGGGCTTATATTTCTTTGTGGGCGACGAATGGGCGGACGTTAAGCTGGAGGCGTGGACTGAGACAATCAGGCCAATGCTTTCAACTGCAGGTGGCCACGCGCTCTTTATTGGCACCCCCAAGGGGTTTAACCATTTTCGAGACAGCTACCTAAAGGGCCAGCCGGGATCGCAGCACGAAAGTGGCTGGTGGTCATGCCTTTACACATCGCGGGCTGGGGGCAACATCCCAGACGCTGAAGTGAAGGCGGCCATGAGAGACATGGATATTCGCCAGTTTAGGCAGGAATATGAGGCTTCGTTTGAGACCTATGCCGGGCGTGTTCTGTACGCATTCAGCAGGGCAAACAACGTAAAAGCGTGGCCATTTAGTAATGCCAAGCCTGTTCTTGTGGGTATGGATTTCAACATCAACCCCATGTCGGCCACCATCTGGCAGCAGGGTGAAAATGGCACGATAGGGCAGGTTGATGAGATTATCATGCCAACGTCTAACACTGACGAAATGGCGGATGAAATCGTCCGGCGTTACCAGCGTGGCGGGTCTGTTGCCCACATTACCATCTACCCAGACCCAGCCGGAGCGCAGCGTAAAACATCAGCCCAAGGGCGCACAGATATAAGTATTTTGCGCACCAAGGGGTTTGCTGTTGTAGCAGCGGCCTCGCACCCTCTTGTGCGTGACCGCCTGAACGTTACGAACGCGCAGTTTTGCGCGGCTGATGGCTCTATTACGGCGTTTGTTGACCCTAAGTGCACAAAATCCATTGAGGCCTACGAGCGCCAAACCTACCGGGACGGCACGAACGAGCCAGACAAGCGCAGCGGCTACGATCACATTGTGGATGCCACAGGATACCTCCTGTACGGCCTAAAGTGCCCGCCACAGCCTGCACGCCAAACACCAACACGTTTCAATCTGGGCCGCTAACGGCCACGGGGTGGCATGGACTGGAAACAACTTCGGGAAACTTACCTGCGCGATGAGCAGTTGCCGCCGCGCGCGGCCCGTTTATCTGCGCTTATGCGGGTGCGAGACTGCGTGCAGTACGACAGCATCCCCAACCCGTTCAGTAGCGAATACAACGGATCGGGCGAGTACATTCCGCTGGCGCAGCGCAGGCCGTCTGTTCGCACGAATATGTGCGCGACCGTGGTTGATGAAAGCGCGTCTCTGGTGTTTGGCGAGAGCCATTGGCCAGCGGTAAAGGCTGCAGATGAGCGTACTGCACAGGCGCTTGCTGCACTTGACGCAGAATGTGCGCTGCCAGCGGTGATGCTTGAAGCGACCATTGCTGGTTCCGTTGGTTCGTCCGCCCTGCTGGTGGAGGTGGCCGAACGTGTGCCGTGCGTGACAATGTTTGACACGCGCTACCTCACGCCAGAATGGAACGCTGCATGTCAACTTGTGCGGGTAACGGAGCAATACAAGGTCAAAGGCAAAGACCTTGCCGCGCAGGGTTGGGTTATTCCGCAGGATAACGCGGCCACGGAATATTGGTGGCGGCGCGAATGGAACACCACGGAGTGCCGCGTTTACGTGCCCCGGCCCGTTGGCAAAGGGGAGCCGGACAAGGTTGATAAAGTCCGCACGGTGCAGCACGGACTAAAATTCGTGCCGTGGGTTTGGATGGCCAACATGGCTCAGCCGGGCGTTGTGGACGGCCCCTGCACGTTTGAACGGGCGATTGATACCGTTATTGAGTGCGACTACCTGCTGTCTCAATCTGGGCGCGGTCTGAAATACAGCTCTGATCCCAAGTTGGTGATTAAAGCCGGGTCTGACCCCATGGGCGGTGGCGATAGTAGCGGGGCCGGTGGTGGCTCGGCAACTGCACTCACGTTACCAATGGACGGCGATGCAAAATTGTTGGAAATCAACGGTGATGCCTCAAGCGCCATGCTGGAGCAGTACCGTGAACTGCGTGCCATTGTGCTGGAGCAGATACACGGCAACCGCGCACACGCTGACAAAATAAGCGCCGCACAATCTGGCCGCGCCCTGGAGATGATGTGCCAAAGCCTCGTATGGCTGGCCGACCGCCTGCGCCTATCCTACGGCGAGTACGGATTGCTCGCGCTGTATCGCATGATCTGCCGGTTCTCATCAGCCGTGACGGGCGGGATTATCATTGGCGGTGAAACTTACCAAAACCTGCCTGATGCCGGGTTGGCGCTGCAATGGCCGCCTTATTTCCCCAGCACAGACCCAGAGCTTTTGCAGTTGGCTCAAGGGTTAGCGACCGCCGTTGCCAGCGGCTTTATGAGCAATCAGACGGCGTGCAGCATTTACGCGGCAAAAGTGGGTACAGCGACACCGCAGGCTGAGTGGGAGCGGGTGCTTGATGAGCTGACCGACCCTGTTCTGGTGGCCAAGCGAGAAGCCGCAAAGAATACCGCCAAAACTGACCGGCAGGCCGCCGGAACAGGGCGCACAGAAACGCGACAGGTTACGGCCTGATCGTTCCCCAGCAGATGCTGGAAACTCCAAAAACAGAGTGTCAGATGACCACAGAGTCCAATCCTCCGATTGACCCGAATACACCGCGCGAACTTGAAAAGGCCCGCAGCGACCTCAAAACCCTGCGTGCAGAATTGCAGGCGGCGCGCGCGGAGCGGGACACCATCCGTGCTGAGCGTGATGATGCGATTAAGTCCCGCGATGGCCTAAAAGCGCAGTTTGACAAGCAGAAAACTGAGTTTGAGGGCAAGCTGACCGATGCCACCGCAGCCGTAACCAAGGCGCAGGCCGATGCGGTAGAGGCTGGGAAAGCAGCGAAAGCCCAAGCCGATGCCGCCGTTATTCGTGCAGAAGCGAAGGCCGCAGCCACCCGCCTTGGTGCAGTAGCGCCAGAAGACGTGGTGAAGCTGATCGACCTCGGCAGCGTCAAAATGGGCGAAAACGGTGAGATTGAAGGGCTGGACGCGGTGATGGCCGCAGCCAAAGAGGCTCGTGGTTATCTGTTCTCTGAGCCGCCAAAGCCGGGGACTGAGACGGGCACGACAAAAGCGCCCGCAGCACCCCAAGCCAGAGAGCCGGGGCCACTGAACGCCCGCACGCTCTCCGACGAGGATTACGCTAAACAAAAGCATCAATTCCTCAACGGCTAATACCTGTTCCCGCCCGGCTGATGCTGGGCGTTTTTGCGTCTGATGACGCGCCAATTTTTCCCAGCATCAAGAGAAAACCATGAGTATTGCAAACTTTCCCGCAGCCCTACAGGGCGCTATTCAGCAGGGCTTTCTGGCTCGTGAGTTCCAGAACGGACTACAGTCCAAGCTGGGCTTTCGCGCTATTGCTGACCGCGAACTGTTTCCCGTGCAGATTGGTGAAACCCTCACCAAAACCCGCAAGGGGCTGAAAACACCGGTTACAACGCCGCTGAACCCCAGCAACAACACCAATTTTGATAACGGGCTGACTGAGAGCGGCTGGGGGGCTGAACAATACACCCTAACCATCAATCAGTATGGTGACACCATTGACCTGAATATGGTGACGAGTGGTGTTGGTATTGCCAGCCAGTTCCTCGCCAACGCTCACACAAACGGCGTGCAGGCCATGCAGTCTCTCGACCGCATTGCTCGCAACACTCTGTTTGGCGGCGGCCAGAACGGCGTGGGCGGCTACCTTGGTGGCAATACCCGCGTGACAGAAACGATCGGCTCCGCAGGCACCACCGTTAAGGTTGACGACATTCGTGGCTTCCAGAATGTTCTGGTGAATGGGTTGGTGGTACCAGTAGGCACAGCCAGCGCCATGACCGTGACTATCGGCGCCGGTGTTTACCAACTGGTTGGCGTTAATCCTGATGCTGTAACCACCTCAACTGCCCCCGGTGGTATTTCTGGTACCCTGACGTTTGACGGTAACGTGGCTGTAGCTGACGGCACAGAGGGTATTGCGGTGCGCTCGGCTACTGCGCCGTTGGTCTTGCGCACAAACAACCGCGCAACCTCTGCTGCGTTTCAGGCCGGTGACACGTTGGGCATTCAGGACGTTAACTCAGCGGTTGCCACCCTGCGCTCCAACAACGTGCCGACAATTGGTGGGCTGTATAACTGCTACCTCGACCCAATCCAGCGGCAGTCTTTGTTCCGCGACCCTGACTTTAAGCTGCTCTATCGCGGCGCTTACGGCTCAGACGCGTACCGTGACGGCCAGATTATCGAACTTCTGGGCGTGCGCTTCATTGACACGACAGAAGCCCCGCAGCAGGCGTCTTTGGGCGCTGGGCCAATTCATCGCGCCATTGTGGTGGGGCAGGGCGCCTTGGTTGAGGGTGACTATCAGGCCACCGGTCACACAGACATTCCCGGCTTTAATGACGGGCTTGTTGAAATGATCGACAGCGTGGCCATGGTTACGCGTGAGCCGCTTGACCGTCTCAAGCAGATCATTGCGCAGTCTTGGTACTGGATTGGCGGGTTCGCTCTGCCTACGGATAAAACAGCAGCGCCAGACATTATCCCGACTGCTACCAACAGCTACCTAAAGCGCGGCGTTGTGATTGAAAGCCTGGGCACTGACCAGATCGGTGCAGGCTAATGGCGCGCCGTCCTCGTAGTGGGGCGGTTGCGCAGGGTGGGGGCGATAATGCCCCCATTCACCCCTTAGCTATCCGGCTTACAGCCCCGCACGGCTTCATAGAAAGCACGCACAACAAGGGTGTTTTCCATTGGGAAGCGGGGGAAGTGGTTACAAACCCTGAGACCATCGCTTTACTGATAGAGCGTGGGGCCAGTTGGGAGAATGTTGAATGTCCGGCTCAGCCAGCCTCTCAACAGACCCGTTAACGGACGCTGAGAAAACCGATATTCGGCGGTTTATGGGCTATCCGGCCATAGGCTCACAAATATCTGGCCGCTCATCATGGCGCTTCTTTACGGAGTACGGTCAGAACGAGTGGCGCATGGACAACCTGGCACCGCCCGAGTTGCAGCAGGTTAGGCTGTATTTGCAGCAGATTTACCCGCTCGAAACTGCCATTTTGTCAGCGACAGATAATCTGGACACAGATCAAGCGGCAGTTTGGCACCACAACAGGCAGGAAGTGCAAGACCGCATGGGTCTGTTCAACCGCTGGCGGTTGCAGTTGTGCCAGTTTATGGGAACGCCGCCCGGCCCCGGCCTGCAAGTGCCGAATAACCGGATCATCATCTGAGGTATTTATGACATATCAAGATAGCCCGGTGCTGGTGACGGCGGCGGGATACGCAATCCCGCGCACCGCATGGGCACTGGTACGAGACGGCTTTATTGCCGCCGTTGTCCATACCTACGACGAACAGAAGCCGCCCTTTAAAAATGCTCCTGTTGCTGGGGGCGGCGTGTCTGTCCCGATGGTGGGTGAGGCTGCAATCCGTGTGACGGGAACCGGCGCTCTGGTGGGGCACCTTGTTGATAGCTTTGGCAACGTAACGCCAGCAGAGGGCCGCACAACCGCGCTACAGCCCAGCCAAGCTGCCTACCATGACGGCGCAGGTGTGGACATTGCCACAGCCAATAGTGCGACACCCACCCCAGAACCAGAAGACGCGGAGCCAGAAGCCAATGGCGAAACTAACGACGAGCAAGCGCAACAGCCTGCCAAAGAGTAATTTCGGCCTGCCCGGTTCGCGCCGCTATCCGATGCCCGACAAAGCCCATGCGGTAAACGCAAAGGCGCGGGCTGCACAGCAGGTGAAGGCGGGCGGCCTCTCCAAATCCTCGCAGGCGAAGATTAACGCCAAGGCGAACAGCATCATAAGGCGGAAGAAGTGATGGCCAAGCCAACAAAGCGCGTGACGCTAGAGCAGTATGTGCGCTCCAAAGCTGACCGCAAGGAAGATGGGCAGAACGCGGCATTGGTCGGCATGACTGCCGCAGCGTTCAAAAAGACCCCGCAGGCCAAGCGTATTGACCGCGAAATGGTGTCTTTGCTTAACCGCACATCAACCAAAGGGCGGCGGCATTAATGCACCAAGCTCTCCTTCAGCAAAAAGTAGCGCGGGGTTATGCTAAGGCCGCGCTCCGGCTGGGGGCGACAACCGCGCAATACCGCCCCGCTGCGCTCGATGCCCCAATGGGCGCGCCCTACGCCACGCTTCTGGCCGCGTTTAACAATGATAAGAAGTTTGGTTTTGATGGCCCGGCGCTATGGGACAAGCCTGCTGTGTTTGGCTTGCTGGACACTACAGACGTGCTGGCAGGCGACTTACTGACCTGTGCTGGCGAGAACTATTTTGTGGCCCGGCTAGAGCCGTTCAGGCCGCCCCTTTGCATATTGTGCAACCGCGTTGTGTCGCTCTCTGGCTTACCGGGGCAGGGCAGCACTAACGGGGATGGCGGGGTGTGTACGGACGTGGGCGCTTCGGACGATTACGGGACGGGTGGAAACGGCAAAACAGTACTGGCCTCTGGTTGGCCCGCCTTCATTCAGATCAGGAATAAAGGCAACGTCACTGGGGATAGTATTCCCGGCTCAATCAAGGCGGCGGATTACGAAATGTTGCTGCCAGTGATGCCCAACTTCGTGCCCACCACCTACATGACCGTGACAACCGATCTGGGCACGACTTATACAATCAGCGCGGTTGAACCCAGCCAGTACGGCAACCGGTGCTTAATGGGCATCAATCAGGTATGATATGGCCGATATTGTTTCCGTATCTCATGCGCTTGTGGCGCAGATGGCCGCCATTATTTACCCAGACGGGAAGGGTAAGTCGTCCATTACGGGGCGGCCAACCAAAATATTCCGGGGCTGGATAACGCAGGCAGATTACGAGGGCGCGGATTGCACGCTACGGCGCGGCGTGGACTTTGTGACGGCTATTGACCTGCAGGGTGGCTGGCGGCGCATTGATGAGCCGTTGGGTCGGCCATGGAGGCAGGGCGAGACGATACCCCCGACGGTTAACCTTGCGGTTAAGGGCACCATCGCAACTGTCACCGTGCAGGTTGACGCTACGCCAGCAGGCATTGTTGGGCTGCGCATACGCTCCAATAGCGCAGCGATAGAAGATAGGGCCGTGGCGGCCTATGCCGTACAGGCCACAGACACGGCCAGCACCATAGCTGCAGCACTTGCGGCACAAATACCCAACGCCACAGCCAGCGGCGCAACAGTGAGTGTGCCAGATGCCACAACGATAGAAGCGGCGGTGACAGGCTATTCTAACGCTGTACGCATTGCCCGCAGGCAGCAACAGTTGTTTCAGGTTACGATCTGGTCAGCTTCGCCAGATGCCAGAGACGCGCTTGGCACGGCGCTTAATGACGGCATGGCCTTCATTGACTTCCTGACAGACGCCAGCGGCTCCACATTCCAGATTGAGAGCCGGGGCGACTGGAACAGCGACACCGCCCAGAACAACGGCATTTACATGCGGCCCTGTCGCTACATTGCGACATACGACACAGACGCCCGCAGCACGATGGCGCAAATGCTGTTCCATAGTGCGGGCCTAACCCCACATGGCGGCGGTACAGTTACGGTTGGAGACAGCCGCGTTCTGGCCGTTACCCCCACAATAACCGAGTAACACAATGCCAGATCAAAGCACGGCTGTAGCTGCCCCTGTGGCGGCAACCCCTACGGCTGCCCAAACGCCAGAGGCCTACGTGGTGACCACGCAAGGCTTTGGCTACGCGCTGGGCACCAAGATTACTGATGCCGCCAAAATTAACGCGCTCAAACAAACTGGCGAACTGCACCGTTTTGCCGTGCGCGTTGCCCCCACGCAGGAGAAATAACCCATGCCAACCATTTATCAGGCAGGTGATCTGAACACGAACAGTCTGGTGGTGCCAAACCTGTATACGCAGGTGCAAAAGCCCGCCACGCTGGCACTGAATGGCGTATCAAGCGGGCGCATTGGCCTTGTTGGCACCGCTGGCTGGGGGCCGCTCAATACAGCCGTTATTGTGGGCAGCATGGGCGATTGCTTGGCTGCATTTGGCACCAAACAGCCCTTGGCCACCGACATTGGTACAGCCGTTAATATTGCCATTCTGAACGGTGCTTCTGATTTCCGCTGCGTGCGCGTAAGTGATGGGACAGACACGGCGGCAACCGGCACTCTGGCAGGTGTTACACTGACAGCGCGTTATACCGGCAGTGCAGGCAACGCTATTACGGCCACCCTAACGCAGGGGGCCATTATCACCACTAAATATACGCTCACAACCAGCCATGCCGCGTTAGGAAGCCGCTCATACACCGGCACAACGTGGGCTGATATTGCCAAAGCTATTGCGGCTGATACCTCTGCGCTGGTGGTGGCCACTGTGCCTGATACTGCGCCCGCGTTGGCGGCTGGCACTGTTACGCTATCGAGCGGTACAGATGGTGCAACGCCAAAAGCCGAGCAGTTCATTGGCACAGACGGCACGGCCCGTACCGGCATGTACGCCCTACGCAACCAGAACTGCGCTCTTGGCATGCTGCATGGCCTGACCGATAATACAACGTGGACAGTGCAGAAGGCATTCGGGCTGCAAGAAGGGCTGTATATGATCTGCGCTGGCCCGTCTGGCGACACGATCACCAATGCCGTAAGCATGAAAGCCGCCGCTGGGCTTGATAGCTACGGCGTGAAGCTGATGTTTGGCGATTGGCTGTGGTGGGACGATGACACAAATGGCGTGATGCTAGTTTCCCCCCAAGCGTTTGTGGCGGGGCGATTTGGCGGCCTGTCACCAGAGCAATCCAGCTTGAACAAGCAGCTTGTGGGTGTAATTGGCAGCCAGAAAGCGGGGCTGGTTTCATCTGGCACAGCACAAACCTATTCTGACGCGGAACTTGGTGCGCTGTTTGAAAACGGCATTGACGTGATCTGCAACCCAGCGCCGGGGGGCAGCTATTGGGCTGTGCGTGGGGGTATCAACACATCCTCCAGCGATACAACCAATGACGACACCTACCCACGCCTGACCAACTACATTGCCAACACAATCAACTCTGGCATGGGCGCGTTTGTGGGTTATGTGATCAACACCACGCTGTTTGGCGATATTCGGGCCACGTTGTTGGGCACGCTCTCGAACATGGTAACGGCGGGCATTCTGGAAAATACCGCCTCTTATACCGTGGTGTGTGATGCCTCCAACAACCCACAATCCCGCACCGATCTGGGCTACGTGCAGGCCGATGTGAAGGTTAGGTATCAGGGCATTAACCGCTTCTTTATCGTCAATCTTCAAGGCGGTTCGAGCGTGGTTATCGTGCAGCCAGCCAGCGCCGCTTAAGGCTTTCCCATTCACACAGCCGCCGTAACGGGCGGCTTTTTTATTGGAGGGCCGCATGGCCACAAAACTGTTTAACGTAGGCCGAGATTGCCGCGTTGTGCTGATCTACAACGGCAGCCGCGTTGATCTGCCTACCGTCACAGGGTTTCAGTCTCAGCAGCAGACACATCAGCTAACGTCTGCCCCGCTGAACGATATGCCGATGTTTTTTGACGTGCCCAACGGCTGGCGAGGGCAGTTCGATTTTCAGCGCGATAACGACAATGCAGATGACCTGTTTGCCGAGATTGAGAGTGGCTTCTGGTCTGCTGGCACAATGATTACTGGCAACATTTACCAGTACGTTGTGGAGGCTGACGGAACCACCAGCACATACGAGTATGTGGGGGCCACCTTGCGCTTATCTGACGCTGGCAACTGGCGTTCCGAAAACATCACCACGCAGCGCATTGAATTTACTGCGCGTATTAGGAACAAAATCTAATGAGCGCAGAGACCATAACTGACGCCAAGGGGCGCAAAATTGAGGTACAGGAAGTGGTGGGCAGCGCTCTTGCGCGCCTTACCCGCTTAGCTGGCGCATCTTTTGGCGAAAATGCATGGACAACCGGCACTCTGGCCCGCGCCACTGTGCGCTCAGTTGCTGGCGTACCAACTCCCGCAGAAGCCAGGAGCGTCAAGGAACTGGACGGCTTGTGGGATATTGTTGACCCGGATGCCGCAGACGCAGCATTAAAATGGCTGATTGCCAAGCAGGAGGCCGTGGCAACAGACGCAAAAAACTCTATCGCACCCCCGGCTTCCAGCAGCGCTGCTGGCTCGTAAAGAACGGGGTGCCATACACCACCGCGATGGAAGAAATGAGTGACGCTGAGGTTATGGCGCACTCCATCGCTTTTTCTGAAATGGAGGGCTACCGGTTTAACTGGAAGTCCATGACTATGGAGCGCCTCAATGCCTAGCTTGACGCCTATTGAATTTGCCGGGCTGTTGGCTGGTATAGTTGCTGAGGTGGAAAACGCTGTACATGAGGGGCTCGAAAAAGCGACCAAGATTGTGCAGCGTGAAGCCAAGGCAGAGCTTGGCCGCTACCAAGACGCTGCCGGGCCATTCCCCGCGTGGGCGGAACTGGCTGATAGCACCAAGGATGACCGCGTACGGCATGGCTACCCTGAAAATGAGCCGGGTCTGCGCTCTGGCGGTATGCGCGATAGCATTGAGCGCAACGTACAGGGGCGCACCGGGCGTGTTGGCTCCAATGACGACAAGATGGTTTATTTTGAACTTGGCACCACTAAACAGCCGCCGCGCTCAGTGTTGGCGGGGGCGCTAATTCGTAAAGAAGACGAAGTGGCGAAAGTAATAGGCCATCATTTTGTTGGGCATTTATTCGGTGAGCAGGTGGTGGGTGGAGCGCTACCCGTTATTAACGATGAATAATGCCGTGGCGCTCTAACCAGTCGTAAACCAGAATAAAAATTGCACCACCAACAATCAGAGAGCCCATCAGGAACATTGGGACAAAATACCCGATCAGGGCGCATTGGGCGACCGTTAGCCTATCCCACAACTCGCGCAAATCGCGAGGCGGGGCCGGGGTGGCATTTATGGTAATGGGACGGGGAGATTGGCGCCGCTTTATTGCGGCCTGCCGAGCGCGCCACATTGGTGTGCCGCCATCGTCAAACTCGTCATCGCTTTCCCATCGAGGGTTTGGCATTGGCCACCGTATTATGTGAACTTTTGATATGGGAATCTCACAACCACTCCGCAACCCCACCATGGCGCGAGCAGGTGCCGCGATGGTGGAGGCTAAAGCTGTAGCTACCGTCACCGCATTTTGCTGATGCCTCTGGTGGTGCTTGGCCTGACTTAGTGTGAGCGGGGGAATGAACGGTTTTGCCGTCCATATTGCGGTAGTGTTTGTGCTCTTGCAGCTCAGCCTCGTTGGGTGCGCTCTGCGGGGCCTCCTGATAGGCTGGAGCCTTGAAGGCTAGGGCTTGGGGCGCAGAAAGAAATGACGCACATACACCGATCGTGAATAGGAACCGCCTCAAACCCACCTCCCGTTAAATTTTGCTCACCTTAGCAGATCGGGGAGGGTTGGGGAGTCCGCTTCTTGTACTGAGTAGTCAGGGGCATTATGTTGAGTATAAGCCCTTTTAAAGAGAGCGTGCCATCATGACGCAATCCACAAATCTTTTTGTAACGCTTGATAAAGTCTGGTTCGAGACATCGTCGCGGGGGTCGATCTTGATGGCCATGACTAACTCCCCGTTTGTCGGAATGGACGGGTTTGAAGCGCCTGTTTTAATCGGGGATCAAGAGTTTAGCGCCAAGTTCTCTTTCTCTGGCGCTATATCTTTTGACGGGGAGAATATCAGCCGAGGGCTGTACCGAGCCACTGAATTATGTCCGGCGCGTTCTCAACCCCTTTCGAAACCAGAGATGAGACTAAATCTGTCAGGGCCTCCGTTCCCATCGCCCTTCCTTAATAAAGAGGGCACAATGCAACGAGCGCACGAATGGGCTATGGGGAAAGCCATAGAATTACACAAAGGCACGGGTATCTCGACGGAAGATTTGACCGCAACCGCCGAGACAATCCGCCTTTATTGCGCAAACGGCCTTATCGGAAGCGCTGTTACTCCAAATTTAGGTACACTTTTTTGCATTAATGGTGATGTTACCATTGTTGGGAAGGTTAACTGTCCTTCTTAGAGAGCAATTTGTTCCCCTCAACATAATGGGTTGCAGTAGGAAGTACTATAGGTTCGTGGCACCTGGGGCATTTCTTTCCCGAAATCGTTACTTTCCCTGTTGAAGTAAGATTTTCCGGCCACTCAATGGTCAATTCCATATCTAGTCCGCAGTCACAAATATAATCTGCGGTTACCTGAATATTTACCCGGGCTGTAAGGTCGCCCGTTTTCGGGTCCAAGATGAATCTATTCATGCGTATCTCCCTTTACCGCCAAGCCTGCACGTACAGGGTGGAGTCTGGGAAGGGGGGGCAGGTTAGGGCTTCCATTCTCCGCTCAGTCTATATTTGAGAATTTCTAGAAGGTCTGCGTTGGAAAGTTTTTCCGACTGCATCCAGAGGTAAGAAATTCTCTCTCGCTCCACCTCCTCTTCGGTCGGCTCATAGTGGTCGAGTGGGGGGGGCGGATTCTCTTTGAGCCATTCCAAAAATTCTTCTTTGCCCATGGGGCTATCGTCAGGATCTGGAGCCTCAACCCGCTCCTTAACGCCCTCTAATATATGAACGATTTCAGCATTTAAAGAACGTCTATTCTTCTCTGCTCGTTGATCTACCCAGTCCTTTAGAGGCGGGGGTAAGCGCAATTTAAGCTGAGGGTCTGTTCTGGCCATGTATGCATTTAGAACCACCGTGGGGTTGACATCAATAGAACCACCGTGGTTTAACGAATTATGAACCACGGTGGTTCTGGAATGGAGACCATGTCGCACTCATACCCGCAAATGAAAATACGCCTACCTCCAGACGTACATGACCACGTCAAGGGGGCAGCAAAGCGCCAACAGCGCAGCCTTAGTGGCCACATAGTTTTCTTGCTTAGGCAGGAAATGGAAAAAGAAAAGGCGTCAGACCATGCCGTAGGAAGCGAACCTGACGCCCTTGATAGCGAATAGGAGATATTAGCTATGCCTAATGATACCACAAACCTTATCACCCCTTCAATGCATGAAGGTGAGTTGCGTATACTTGACACTGATCTGGCTATGCGCCTTGGGTTCTCTCAATCTCGCGATATCCGTAAGATTATCAAGCGTTACCTACCAGAATTAGACCGCATGGGAGTTCGCGCCACGGTGGCGCAAACCCCTTCAGAGCGTGGCGGCAGGCCAACGGAAGCCTATTACCTCAACCGCAAGCAAGCAATTTTCATCACGGCCAAGTCAGAAACGGCTGAGGCTACTGATATTACGATTGAGATTATTGAACGGTTTGATGCTTACGAGCGTGGGGAAGTTAAGCCAGCCATCGTCGAAGAAACCCCCGAGATGCTGGCCTTCCGTGCGATAACGGCGTTACAGGGCAAGTTGGAACTGGTGGCAGAACAAGCCAAGCTGCAAGCGGCCATGCTTGAGGTCACGCAGCCTAAGGCTGACGCTCTCGATAAACTGGCGGGGTTAAACGGGGTACACAACCTGCGAAGCGCCGCGCAACAGTGCGGCTGGCCGGAGCAGAAATTCATACTTAAACTGCAAGAGATTGGGTGGCTCTACACGCATACCGTCACGGGCCGGAAGTTGGCTTATAGCGAGAAGGTTAAGGCGGGCCTTATGGACGTGAAGAATGTGCAGGTTAAGCGCACTGCCGGGATGCAAGCCGTTGGTCAGCCCATGATTACGCAAGAGGGCCTTGCTAAGTTAAGGACTATCATAGGCCCTTTTGCCAAAACGCCAGCGCAAGCAGCCTGATTGAGACCAGCCACCCCTTCGGGGGTGGCAACGCTGGCGTGTTCAGTAAAATGGCGGCGTCATTTGAGCGCAGAAACGGCGTGAGAATGAGTAATCACGCCCTATGCGAAAACCTTGGCTACGCTGCGCGTGTGGCGATGGACTTTGCAGGCAAGCGCGTTCTTTCAAGAGAGGCAGCCCGCGAGTATCTGCAAATGGGAGCTAGAGCCATCATGCAGATGTCGGCTGAGATTGAGGAAGACGCTCTAGTTTGAAAGGGGAGGCGGCTGGGGGGCCGCCTTTCCTTTATTCATTAAGCGGTATGATCGATAGGCTTTCACTGGCTTCTCTGGCGGCCTCAACGATGGTTATGCTGGGGGCAGTTAAGCAGCGGGAGACTGAGCTGACGACTAAATCTTTGTAGATATCTTCGTCTTGCTGAGGAATTTTCGCTGATTTAAATACGGAAACCCAAAACAATGCATTGCCAAATTTCTCGGCGCCTGTCGGGTGGTGCCGTATCTTCAAAT